CGAAGGCAGAGATATGTTGCGTCAACGCCTTGCTGAAGATGTCGCTGCGTGGGAAGCTGCTGGTAACAAAGCAACTGAAGTGCCCATTGGCGTGAGCGGTATCAAGAGTAGTGTGCTTCCGTACTACATGAAAGCACAGGCCAACGGGCTGAAGAAAATCAGGAACCCAAGGAAAGAAGCATCGAATGAATAAGCCCAGCCAAGCGTGGTCCTACAGCAGCATCAAGACCTTCGAGCAGTGCCCGAAGAAGTACTACCACCTCAAGATTGCCAAGGACGTTAAGGACGAAGGAGGGGAAGCAAGCATCTACGGCAACTTGGTGCACAAAGCTGCTGAGGACTACGTGCGGGACGGCAAGCCAATACCACCAGAGTACAGCTACATGCAGCCGCTGCTTGACGCATTGCTGCGAATCCCCGGGGAGAAACACTGCGAGCTTAAACTGGGCGTAAGCTTGGAGGACAACAATTACTACCCAGCTGACTTCTACGCCCCGGGCGTGTGGTGGAGGGGCATTGCCGACTTACTTGTAGTCAGCACTTCTACTGCCTATTTAGTTGACTACAAGACTGGGAAGAACGCCAAGTACGCTGACCCCACGCAGCTCGACATGCTGGCCGGTGCGGTGTTCACGCATATGCCGTGGGTTACCAAAATCAAGTCGGGGCTGCTGTACGTGGTGAGCGGGGAGTTCATCAAGAAGGAACACATAGCCAAGAACCGCACGTCCTACTTGGCTACCTTCGATGACGCGCTGGACCGCTTGGTAGTTGCAGAAAAGGTAGGAGTGTGGAATCCTGTGAGCGGACCATTGTGCAAGTTCTGCCCAGTGGTTTCATGTGCCCATAACAGGAAGAGGTGAGATATGCCGTATGTAAACAAGCCAAGACCGTATAAAAAAGAATACTCCCAGCAGGTGGAGCGTGGTGAGCACGAGAACCGCATGGAGCGCCAACGTGCAAGGCGAGCGGTGGATAAGAAGGACACCGGTACTATTACGGAGAAGTCCCCACGCCGCAACGGAAAAGATGTAAGCCACAACAAAGCCCTAGCTAAGGGCGGCAGCAACGCTGATGGCTACAAGCTGGAGTCACCAAGCAAGAACCGTGCTCGTAACGGGCACACCAAGAGCAAGAAGTAATGCAAATAATCGACAACAAAGCTCTGGTGCTGAGGACTCGCACACCGCACAAAGTTACCGAGACTATCAAGAAGTCCAAAGACCTCGGGGCGCAGAACGGTATGCACGAGGTTGCTGTGCACTGGGGGTTTAGCGAGGCGCAGGCACTGGTGCGTGCAGGAGCTACGGAAGTACCTTCTCCCATCCTGCGTGACTACAAGTGGACAGGCAAGCTGACACCGTTCGAGCATCAGCGCGTCACTGCTTCGTTCCTGACACTGCGCAACAGAGCGTTTTGTTTCTCCGAAGCAGGCACAGGCAAGACCGCTTCCGTTATCTGGGCGGCTGACTACCTCATGTCTCTCGGCATTATCAAGCGCGTGCTGGTGGTGTGCCCGCTATCCATTATGAAAGCTGCATGGCAGAAGGACTTGTTCAAGTTCGCTATGCACAGGGGCTGCGCTGTAGCCCACGGGGATGCCAAGGCACGTAGGAAAATCATCGCGTCCAACGCGGAGTTTATAGTCATTAACTTCGATGGCGTAGCTGTGGTGAAGGACGAGCTAATCAGGGGTGGGTTTGACCTTGTGGTTATTGACGAGGCTACAAGCTACAAGAACCCACAAACCAACCGTTGGAAAATTATGAAAGAGCTGTCAGGCGCGGTTGAGTGGCTGTGGCTCCTGACTGGCACGCCCGCTGCGCAGTCTCCGTTGGACGCCTTTGGACTAGCCAAGCTTGTATGTCCTGACCGCGCACCTAAGTACTACGGGCAGTACCGTGACATGGTGATGTACAAAGTCGGGCAGTTTATCTGGAAGCCCAAGCTCAGCGCGGAAAAGACAGTACACTCGATACTGCAGCCTGCGATACGGTTCGAGAAGAAGGACTGTCTTGACCTGCCCCCGGTAGTCATCGTGTCCCGTGATGCCCCGCTCACGCCACAACAGCAGAAGTATTACAAGCTGCTTAAGAAGCAGATGATGATGGAAGCTGCAGGAGAGTCCGTAACATCGGTCAACGCAGCAGTCAACATAAACAAACTCCTGCAAGTATCAGGTGGCGCTGTGTACTCGGACACTGGCGAGGTGGTTGAGTTCGATGTAAGCAACAGACTGAACGTTGTACTTGAAGTGATCGAGGAGGCGAGCCACAAGATATTGGTGTTCGTACCGTTCACGCACACTATAGAGCTGCTCCGAAAATTTTTGATTGCCAACGGTATTACTTGTGAGGTTATATCTGGCGCCGTGTCGGCCAACAAACGCTCGGATATCTTCGACGCGTTCCAGACGCAACCAGACCCACGAGTGCTGATTATCCAGCCACAAGCCGCTGCACATGGCGTGACTTTGACCGCTGCGGATACCGTGATTTGGTACGCGCCTGTAACAAGCGTAGAGACTTACCTGCAAGCCAACGCCCGCATCGACCGCCCGGGGCAGAAGCACAACATGACTGTGGTAAACATTACTGGTAGTGAAGTGGAGGAGAGACTGTACACCATGCTCCAAAGCAACATCACCAACCACATCAAAATTGTTGAGCTGTATCGACAAGAGCTAGATAAATCTAGTTGACATTGTAAACATCCTGATTATACTTATGTTCCCCAACTCAAAAGGAGGAGCTATGGACCCTTTGCCCGCTGAAGAAACACAAACTGCAGACAAGCTCGTGTCTGCCTACATCAACATACGCAACGCTATTGCCGACAAGGAAGAAGAGATCAAGGCAATGAAGGAGACACAGGACAAGATGTCCGAAGCATTGCTTGCGCTGTGCACTGAGCAGAACATCGACAGTATCCGCACACCGTTTGGCACTGCATCACGGGGTATCCGCACCAACTACTGGACTAACGACTGGCACGAGATGCACGAGTTCATTAAGTCGCACGATGCTATGCACCTGCTGGAGAAGCGCATCCACAACACGCACATGAAAGAGTTCTTGGAAGAGAACCCGGGCAACGTACCACCCGGGCTGCAGTCCGACCGCAAGTATGTAATTACGGTACGCAAACCAACCAACAAGTGAGAACAAACAATGAGCAATGATGTATCTATTTTTAACAACCGCAACGCAGTCGGTGTGCGCTCTGAGCAGCGTCTGACGAAACTGGGTCAGGCCCTTGCGTCTTCATCCACCTCGCGCCGCATCCAGTGCAACATCAACGGCACGTTCAAGAAGCTGGTGAACGGTGAGCAGATCGGCAACTCGGTGCGTGGCACCATCAACGTCATCATCATAGCTGCGCAGCCCAAGGTCTCCCGCGTGTACTACGCTGGTAAGTACGACCCCAACGCTGAAGCTACGATGCCTAACTGCTGGTCCAACGGAGGCGATGTACCAGAAGCTGCAGCTACTGACAAACAGCATGACAACTGCGCTGAGTGCCCGATGAACATCAAGGGCTCCGGTGAGAACGGTGGCCGCGCTTGCCGCTTCCAGCGCCGCATCTCGGTACTGCTTGAGGGTGACACCACGGGCGACATTTACCAGATGAGCATCCCGTCCAAGTCGCTGTTCGGCAAGGGCTCGGGCAACGTGCATCCCTTCGAGAGCTACGTGAAGTTCCTCGTTGCCAACGGTGAGTCCCCGGATACTGTAGTAACCACAGTGGCGTTTGATGACGAAGTCGAAGGCATGGAGCTTGTGTTCTCCCCCAGCCGTCAGGTAACCGACGAGGAGTGGTCGCTGATCCAGAAGTCGCAGGCCCGCCCGGAAGCCGAGATGTACACCCGCATTACGGTAGCGCAAGTAGACGGTGCCACCAAAGAGCCCAAGCCCCGCGCTGCTGCTGAGCCCGAGCCGAAACCAGAGCCCAAGCCGAAGGTGCAACGTTCGGACGACCCCGATGACGCCGTCGAGGAACCGAAGAAGCGTGCAAGCAAGAAGCCCGCTGAGGAAGCCCCGTCTACCCCTGCGCCCAAGGCTGACCTTGCTGCCGCTATTGCTGAATGGAGCGACGACTAATGGCAGCGGGTTACAGCATAACGTTGCTGCGTAAGGTGACAGCTGCGGACTCCGAGCTAATCGGGGTCCAGCTGGGCAGATTCTGTATTGCCAACGATATCACTGTGGCGGTTATTGCCGATAAGTTCGGTGTCTCTCGTGCTGCGGTGTACTGCTGGTTTGTAGGAACCTATGCGCCCAACAAGAAACTTCATGGCAGGATCACCAAGCTCATCAGTGGGTAAGTATGGACAACTTCGACTTGTTGGAGGCGGTGCAACCAGCCGAGGGGTGGTTCTGCGTCGTCGGTATAGGGGCTGAGGGCACCCCACGCCAGAAGTTTGTAAAGACCCGGGAAGAGGTTACGCAGGCCGCTGAACGTTTCGTGGCGCAAGGCAGGAACGTATTTTTTGGTGTTGCGAAGTACACAACAGATGAGAACCGCACCAAGGACAACGTGCTTGCGCTTAAGTCGTTCTGGATGGACATCGACTGCGGGCCGGACAAGGCTGAGATAGACCCCAAGACCGGTAGGCCCAAAGGCTATGCTTCACAAGCGGAGGGGCTAACTGCGCTGCGTGCATTCGTGCAGACGGTGGGTCTCCCCGTGCCTACCTTGGTCAACTCTGGTCGAGGTGTGCATGCTTACTGGCCGCTGACTGAAGCAGTGTCGCGGGAGGAGTGGGAGCTTGTAGCTTTTAAGCTACGCAGTCTGTGCAACTCGCAACGGCTGTATGTGGATGGCTCGGTATTTGAGGTGGCTCGCATACTGCGGTTGCCCGGCACCTTGAACTTCAAGGAGAACCCCCCACTTCCAGTTACGGTGCTAAAGGTAGGTAAGCCCACGCCGTTGGAGCAGCTGAAGGAGGTACTCAAGGTCGAAGAGGCCCCACCACCCAGCCGTCCTAAGCGCGAGCTGACCGCACTGGGCAAGGCCATGCAGACAAACGTGGAGTCCAACTTCGCTACCATAATGCGCAAGTGTGGGAAGGGCGAAGGATGTACCCAGCTGCTGAGCTGCTACATGGACCGGGCTGAGCTGGCCGAGCCACGGTGGTTCGATGCGTTGTCGATCGCCAAGTTCTGTTCTGACAAAGACATGGCGATACATAAGCTGTCCGAGGGGCATCCCGACTACGACCCCGGGGCAGTGGAGCGTAAGATTATTGGCATCAAGGGCCCACACTCTTGCGCTGAGTTTGAGAAGAATAACCCGGGCGGCTGTGATGGCTGCCCACATTACGGCAAGCTCACTAGCCCTATCTCACTAGGCAAGACGATCGCACGCAGTGCACCGGAGCCGATCGAAGTAGTACAGGAGCCTGACGAGGAGAGCGACGAGGAGCCGGTTGTACATGTAGTGCCAGCCTACCCCGATCCGTTCTTCAGGGGTAAGCATGGTGGGGTGTATTTCCTGAGCCCATCGGAGGAGGACGCTGAACCTGAGCTGGTGTACGAGCATGACCTGTATGTCGTGAAGCGTATGCGAGACCCGATTCAGGGTGACGTGGCTTACCTCAAGGTGCACATGCCTATGGATGGGGTGAAGGAATTTGTACTGACTAACGTGCAGCTTGCGGACAAGACCGAGCTGCGCAAGCACTTAGCTGCACAGGGTGTAGTGTGCCCTGAGAAGCGGTTTCAACTATTGGCAACGTACCTGATGACCTCGGTACGTGACCTACAACAACGGAAAAAGGCAGAACTCATGAGACTACAATTCGGCTGGGCCGACAAAGACAGCAAGTTCATCATAGGAGACCGCGAGATTACCCGCGAGGGCGTATTCCACAGCCCGGTCTCCCTTAGTACAGCAGACGTAGCGCAGCACATGTACCCAACCGGTACGCTGGATAAGTGGAAAGAGGTGTTCAGTTTGTACGGCAGAGAAGGACTTGAGCCCCATGCGTTTGCCGCGCTCACTGCGTTTGGCGCTCCATTGCTGAAGTTCCTCGGACAGAGCGGTGCCATCATCAACGTCATCCACCCAAGCTCGGGCACCGGCAAGACCACCATCCTGCATATGTGCAACAGCGTCTACGGCCACCCCCAGAAACTCTGCGCTACGTGGGCAGACACGCTCAACGCCAAGCTGATGAAGCTGGGCCTGCTGAACAACCTACCGTTCTGCGTGGACGAGATGACCAACATGACTCCGCAGGACTTCTCGACGCTTGCCTACAGCATGTCCCAAGGCAGGGGTAAGGACAGGGTTAAAGCCTCAGCCAACGAGCTGCGTGCCAACCTCACCACGTGGGCTACCATATCTTTGTGCAGCTCCAACTCTGCATTCACCGAGAAGATGCTGACCCTCAAGAACAGCCCGGACGGCGAGTTGATGCGTTTGCTGGAGTACAAGATCGAGTTCTCCGGGGCCATCCCGACGGACTTGGCAAAAGAGATGTTCGATCATCAGCTGATGGAGAACTACGGACACGCTGGGGACATCTACACCCGCTGGCTTGTATCCAACCTCGAAGAAGCTATGCAAACCTGCCGTGACGTGCAGCGCAAGCTGGACTCTGAGCTGCGCCTAACTCAGCGCGAGCGATTCTGGTCTGCA